CCGATCTGTGATCGCGGTACGGGCTTGCGTATCGACCGTTGCTCCGCCTGCGGGGGCGGCCGGGCGCGCCGCTTTCAGCCAGCCGTTTTCATAGCGCGCATCCTGCCCGGCCGCCCGGTCGAATATCCGCATCCCATCGCGCGGAGCGGCAAAAATCCAGGTGCCGGACTGAAAGGCTGCCAGCTTGCCCGCATGCCCCGCCCATGCGCCCGAAGGCGCGGTCCCGACCAGCCATGCCTCGCCCGCAACCGGGTTTACAGGCGGCGCGTCGGCCGTCCCTTCCACCACCGGATGTAGCAGCGCATCGATGATGGCGTGCGCCTGATTGACGTAAAATTCCTTTTGGGCTTGCCCGGAAAAAAGCAGCGGAAGCGCGAAGCGCGCGCTGGTGGAAGCGAACGTTACCGGATCAGTCATGGCTATCTCTTTCAGGTCAGGCGATGGTGCCAAGAAGCAAAGGGATGGACGCGGCCTGGTTGCCGATCTGGCGCACCCACACCGGCGCACCCGGGTGGTTGGCGGCCAGTGCGGCACGTTCCGCGGGAAGCAGTGTCAGGCCCGGTTGCGTGACTTCGCGCCAGAATACGGGACTGTCTGTCTGGCCGACGCCGACGAGATATTTCTCGCCTTCTTCGTTCAGCGGGGTGTCGACGTGGTCCTGCCATGCCCAGCCGCCGCGCGCCCGGCGGCACCAGACCAGCACCATTGATCCATCGGCGTTGATGATAAACTGGCCGTGGACGGGGCACAGCGGAACGGTGCCGATGCGGGGATTTATGACCACGGCGATGACCGGCTGGGAATCCGCAAGACCAATGGCAGCAATGGTTTCCGGCTGCGGGACGCGGGCGGCGTCGATGGCAACAGCGGTGCCGTCCAGCAGGACGAATGCAGTTCCCGCAGCATGGGCCAGCAGCGCTGCGCCTTCAGTCCCGCCGCGTCCGCGCAGCAAACCGGACAGTTTCCAGCGGCCTGCGTCAAGCCGCTGCGCACGGGCAAATTGGCACAGCTCGCCCCCCACCAAGGCGCGATTGGCGCCCATCGCTAGCTGTTCTGCGGTGGCATCTCCCAGCAACAGGTCTGGAGCAACCAGATCCACTTCCACGCTTGCCACGCTATCGAGCATGTGGATGCTGCCGGGCGCGAGGACGGTGCGGGTTGTGCCCAGAATGCTCCGGTGCGATCCGCTGGCGCCCACTGGATTGAGCGCGCCCAGCGGGTCGACCGCAAACAGCGCCGCTCCTGTCCAGCCCGCCGTTGCCGAGGATGCCGCGAGATAGATCGGCGCGTTGTCCCGCGATCCTGCGCCGTCCCACGGCAAGCCGAAGGCCGTGATGAGCGTTGGCGTGACGACTGCATCACTGGCTGCCAGCACCTGCCCCGCATCGGCTGCGGTGCTCCGGGCCGGGCCGTGCGGAAGGCGGCGTAGTTCCAGTTCGATGCCGCTTTCGCGCCATTCCCATGTTTCGATCCGCCATTGGCCGGTCTTGCCCGGAAGACGCACCACGCTTCCCGGTTTCAGCGCTGGATCAAGCGCGGCGATGCGCCATGACATGGTGTCGCGTGACCAGCCGGCCCGTTCCGCTGCGGCATTGGCGAGATCCCGCGCATCCTGCGCCGCCAGCGTCCCGGGAAACTCCAGCACTCCGCCCCGACCTGCGCGCGCGCGGCCATCAGCGCGCTGCATGCCCGCCTGATAGTCGCGATCCCGGTCGTAATAGCGCAGACCTTCAGGGATGCGGCTCTGGTCAGCTGCGCGTCTGCCACTTTGCCCGGTTCCCGCGCCAAACCCGTCATTGGCGGGGTCAATGGCAGGTTCGGACAATGTCGGCAGCACACCTTCGGGTGTTGCGTCGGTTGCGAACAAGGTGAGGCCGTCGCCCATGCAATCGCAACCAAAGGGGTATAAATCGGCAAGGGTGGCGAGCGTGGCCGACAGCGGGCCGCCTGCATCGCTGTAACCGGCCAGCCCGGTCAGCGGCCGGTCGGCAGAAACGCTTCGATCCAGCGGCTCGAGCACTTCGGCGAGGGTGACGGCGCCATCCCCGGCGATGATTTCAAACGTCAGCGCAGGGATACGATTGCCGAAATCAGCCAGCTGCAACCCTTCGAACACGCAATAGGCCAGCCCGCGGAACGCCGGACAGGCCAAGCCCTGATCCGATGCGATCAGCGGATCGACCGGCTGATCGCCGTGTCCGTGATAGATACGCAGCTCGCCGCCTGTTTTCAGATCACCCGCCGCGCCGCGCAGCAGGTTGCCATCGGCCCAGATGCGTCCCAGCCCGCTGATTGGCCTGCTCGACAAAGCCACGGCGAACGAGGCGGAATAGCTGAAACTGGTGGTTGCAGGCCGCCCCTTGCCGCCCCCTGTGCGTTCACTCGCTTCTCGGATGTCCGTTGCCCAGATGATGGATCCGGCGACGCGCATCTTGCCGAAATGGCGGGGTATCGGCGTGCCGTAACTGGACGTGGTGATTGCCAGTTCCTTCAGCCGCGCACCCTGCCGTTGCCCATTGCCGATCAGGGCGTGGTCCAGTTGATTGCCGACCAGCGATCCGATCGCGCCGCCCAGCGGCCCACCCAAGGCGGTGCCAACAGCGGTCAGTACCAATGTAGCCATAATGGTTCGCCTTATTCAGAAAATTCGCCAATTGCGCAGAGTCGGCCATGGAAGAGGCGTAGGGGTCATGCTGATGCGCCGGAGACCGGCATGGGCATGAATGGCGAAGGGGCCTGATCCGCGAACCAGCAGGTGGTGTTGGGCCGGGCCGGGGGCTACCAGCACCACGTCCCCCGGTTGCCAATCGCCGGCAATCTCCGTGAAGCCGCATTCGGGCAGCAACGGCAGGAAACGATCGATCGAGGTTTGCCGCAGGCGATACGACGGAACGTCGGGGATCGTGCGGCCAATGGCCTTGAGTGCGGCGAGGACCAGCCCGACACAATCCAGCCCCGTCGCCGGTTCCCGGCCGCCGAACCGAAACGGCACGCCGACAAATGCTTCGGCCGCGCGCGCCAGTTGGCTGCGGTGTTCGATCATGACGAACTGGTGGGATAACGGGTGATCAGATCGTTGCCGGGAAGGAAAGGCTCACCCTGAAAGTTTGCGGCATTGGCGAACCGCGTCGCGCAGGTGTGCAGCGTGTGATCGCACCCTTCGCGGATCAGGATGCGTGCGCCGGGTGGGGTATTTGCGTCGAGGGGCATGTCGGTGACGATGTCGCCCCCATCAGCCGCCACGACTTGCATGATGACACCGGCTTGCGGCCCGTCGATCCAGCGGACGAAGCCGCCGGCGAGGCTTTGGGCAGTCGGTCCGTCTGGCACCGTGATCTGCGATGCATCGGCATCGATTGCGCTGACAACTGCCTCGTGCGTGAAAGATACCGGTGCAAGATTGCAGCTGGGGCCGCAGAATTGGGCCCGACAGGTCGGGCTGGTGCGGGGCACGAGATCGACATCCAGCAGGGCTTTCGCCGATATGAGTTCGGCCCCGAACGTCCCTGCTTCCTGCGTGACGTCGCCAATTTCCCCGGTGTAGAGCGGTGCGCGCTCGAGCGTCTCCCAATCGACCACGCCGACCTCCACCCGCGCGCCGTCGAAACGGCCATTGGCAAGATCGACGGCAGAAATACTGTCGTGTGCCAGTGCGCCGCTTACCTCGGCACTGTCGGAACCGAGGTCTGCGGTGCGGCGGATGGCACTGGGGACCATGCCCGGCGTTGTGCGGTGAAGGACGCCGTCGAACCACAGATCGCGGTCGTGGCTGGTCAGACCGATAGTGACGCCGTCCTTGCGATGGATGCGCCACCAGCTGGCGACGCCTTCCACTTCGGTGGCCATGAACACACGGCTCATGCCGCTTCCTTCACTTCGACCAGCGGAACGGAAGGCGCTTCGCCTGCGGCAAAGTTGGTGCCGTTGACGTCCAGCCGATCAGTGGCGAAGCGCACTGGCACGTCGAACAGGAACCCGGCGCGCACTTCTGACCCAACCGGAGGGGCCTGCTGCAACTGGATCCAGCCGCCCGGCTGCAAGGTGAAGGCAGTGGTCTGTTGGTTGCCTACCGCCACCACCACGCTGGCTGGCCGGGGCCGGGTAATGAAGCGCGCCTGCGGTTGCGGGCCGTCATACCACTTGCACAGACGGAAACGCGCGGTGGCGCCATCACCGGTGCCGATCAGCTGGTCGCTCGCTTGCGGCGTGCCGATCATCTGATGCGAACTGAAATCGAACGGATCGCGCAGGCGAAAGCCGAACGCGGCACCCCGCCGGGCGCGAAAGAACGCGATCAGCGTGGCCAGCTCCAGTTCGGAGCGCACCCCGGGGCCGACATCGAAATGCAGTCGGGCATCGTTCCACTGGCTGTTGCGCCGTTCGAATCCCGATGCCGTGATGGCGATGGCGGTGGAAAATTCTGCGCTCACCCCTGCATCGCGCCCCAGCGCCAGCGGATAGAGCACCTCGTCGAAAGCTTGCATGATCGGTTCCCCGGTGTTGGGCAGGCGGGTGTATCCATCGCGGCAGACCTGCGGCAGCGCCCAGACAAACAGGCGGTCCACGCCGCGCGCGGCAGCCTCGGCAATCCCGGCGTCTATCAGCGGCCAGTGCGCCTGCCTGTCCGTGCCGTTCAGGACAAAGCCGGCGAGATAGTCCTGCGCGGCGAGCGGATAGGACAGCCGTTGCTGGACGGTGGCGTAGGCTGCTGCGCGCAAGGCTTGCTGCCCGCCGGTCAGCCAGTCGTAATCTTCCAGTTGCAGCCGGTGATAAGCGGGCCAGGCCCAGTCCGTTGGCAAGTTGGCGCGTCGCAGTTCGGGCATGGCCGGGTCCAGCACGGTTGGCGTGAACACCAGCAGCATCACTTGCGCCTGCCCGCTTGCCGCTGTGATGATTGCGTCACGCAGGGCCGCCGTGGCCGATGCAAGCAAGGCCCCGGCGGCATCCAGCACGGCCAGCCGCACTGCATCCAGAGGGCCATGCATATCGGCGATGATCGGAGGATTGCCACCAAGCGCCGCGCGCGCTGCATCATCGTACAGGGCAATGCGCCCGGTCTGGTCGGTCCACCACCACGGCTCCCCAATCTGGAAAGCCACCGGCAGGGCAGCCTCCAGCATCAGCGCGGTGAACTGGGCCGCGATGTCTTTCAGGAACGCCATCGCCGCACCGTTCGCCGGTGAAAGCAGCGTGGACGGCGGCACCCAGCCTGTCAGCGCGGGTGATCCATCGGCGAACCGCTGGCCCCACGGCGCCGGGCAGTGCTGCGCGAGCAGTTCGAACGATAGCGACAGGATCGGGCGGTATCCCTGCGCCTTGCACAGGCCCAGCCATGATTGATGCCACAGCCGTGCCGGTCCGCAGATTTGCGCCGTCGCTTGCAGTGCGGCGGCAGGGCCAGTGGGCGCGAGCCGGTAAAAATGGCTCATGCCAAGATAATGCACCACCGCATCGCGGTAACCCAGCCCACGCAGGTTCCGCAGCAAGCGAGCAGGGGTCAGATGGTAGCTGTCGTCATAAGCGGTGGCCATTCCCAACCCATGCGGCGGCACCATCACGTCCCCGATTGGCAGCATGGGACGATCGCCGGTGCAGGTGATCCCGCTCAGTTCCACCCAGCCATCGACCCGGGCGGGAAGCGCTGCCGTTGACGCGGGATCGTAACCTTGGGGGGCAAGCGAAATGAACATCCGGTCGATGGCCCCGGGATGGACCGGATCGGGCGAGCCAGTGATGGACCATCCGCCAGAAAGGGCGGAAAACGGCAGCACGATTTCGGCATCCTGTGGTGTGCCGGTGGCATAGTTCCACAGGCGCACGTACCAGCTGCGCGGCTGCCCAACGGCATCGCGTCCTTCGATGGTCAGGGTTGGCCCGTTAACGGCATCGAGCGCGACGATCCCGCCGCTCGCCCAATGGAACCGCAATGTGGTGCGGGCATAGTCAAGGTCGGTCTGATAGGCGAGCAACGGGTGATCGTCCCGGTCTTCACTGGTCCAGATCAGGCCGGCCAGTTCGTTCCGGTGGTGGAATTCCAGTTCCACGCGCAGCCCGGCCGCTCCTTGCGTTACGGCGCAGGCCATTGCCGGGCGGGGGAAGTTCACCGTCCAGAAACGCGGATCGAACCGCTGGATGTAATCGCTGTCCTGCCCGTTGCGGCGGGAGGCGAGCCAGAAAGCCATGGTCAGAATTCCTTCAATGCGCGGCGGATCGTGCTGGCCACCTGGCGGCTGGATCGGCGCATGGCGGTAGGGACGTCGGTGCCGCGCGGCGCGGTCATGGCGATGGAAACGCGCACATCGCGTGCCGAACCTCCCGCGCCGGTTTCAATGCGGCCGGCGCTGGTGGGGACGAACATTTCCGGCCCGCGCTCGCCCACGACATAGGCGGAGCCGGGGGATACCGGCCCACCCGTCGCGCGGCCGGGCAAGCCGAACAATGCGCCGACTGCGCCGGTCAGCAATGCGGTGATACCCGTTCCTGCCGCGGCGCCGTTGCCCTGTGCCAGATCGCCGATCCCGGCAGTCAGCGCGCGTGAAGCGATATCGTCCATTGCCTGAAGGGCGGTGCGCTTCAGGTCATCAAACCCGATACTGCCGCGCCGCAACGCGCCCAGCAGTCCGCGTTCCAGCACATTGCCTGCGCGCGAGAAACCGTCGACCAGCCCGGTATCCAGCGTGCCGCGCATGCGGGCGATGTCAGCCTGAAAACCATCGGTGCTGGCGCGGACATCGACCAGCAGCGTTTCAATCTTGTCGGCCATTTGCGTCACGCTCCATCATCACGGCAAGATCCCGGCGAGACAGCGGATCGCCATCGATGCCCGCAGGCACGATCAGGATCGCGGCCAGTTCCGCCGGGGTTGCATTCCAGAATTCGTCAGGCCGCCAGCCAAGCAGGCGCGGGACAAGGCCGGCCAGTTGCAGGGCAGATGCGGCGAAAGTGCCGCTCATCCCCGGCCCTGCAGGATCTGTTTCAACACCATGCGCAGCGGTACCGAACAGCCCGCCAGCCCGCAGTCGAGCACGGCTTCGCCCACGTCTTCGCGCGACAGGTCGTCGCGTTCTGCCAGACAATGCCAGAACAGCGCCGCCATTTCGGACAGCCGCAACTGGCCTTCACCGGCCCGTTCGACCAGTGCGAACAGCGGGCCGATCTCCTCTTCCGCCGCGACGAGTGCGGCAAAGCTGGGCCGCAAGCGGCGGGCATGGCTGCCAACCGTAATTACAGCTTCGCCACGCAAGGCATTGGCTGTCTGCGTCACGCCGGGATCACCGGGCCGGAGCTTTCGAGTTGCAGTGTGTAGCTGCGTTCCCCGTTGAAATCCCCGGCGTAGTCGAGCCGCTGGACGAGGAAATTGCCGCGCATCTTCTCACCGCCGTCGAACGACAGTTCGTAGTTGGCGATCTGGCCGGAAAGCACATGGGTGCGGACCAGCGTTTCGGCTTGGCTGCCGAGGAAGATGCCAGCCGCGCTGACCGACACCGAACGGGTTCCGGCACCGGGCAGCAGATCGCGCCAGCCACCGGAATCCTTGCTGGTCACGACCACCGGATCGCCGTTGATCGACATCTGCGTGGTGCGCAGGCCGGCCACGGTCTGGTAAACGGCGGGCTGGTTGCCGTCGGAAATCTTGAGAAGGAAGGCAGAGCCTTTCTGGGCTGTCATCGGGATTCTCCTTGCAGGGATCAGGCCGCCAGCAGGCGGAAACGGTATTCGATCAGCACGGCGCGCAAATTGCCGGGCCGCTGTTCGGCGCGGGCGCGCAGGAACGTGCAATTGGCCACGCTGAAGCCCGGCTGGTTGGCCGGCAACGCATTCACCCGCGCCTCGATTGCGGAACCCAGCGCGGCGGCGGTGGCAGGGTCGTCGCCCCGGCAATGCAGTTCCATCGCCAGGCGCACTTCGCGTCCTTGCCGGTCCTTCACGCTCCAATCGGTGCTGGCGCTGGCGACTATGCCGAGCCACGGCGGACTGGCGCGCAATGACGCTTCTTCGGTGATTGTGTTGAGGCCATCCGCCAGGGCCGGATCGGCTTGCAACCATGCGATCAGGCTGGCGCGCAAGACACTTTCCATCGATCAATCCTTTGTGAAAAGTGGCCACAGCAGGCCCGCCATGCGCCAGCGCAGCGGGTCCGCACGTCTGGCGCGAAGGCTGGATTCCGCAGCAGCGGCGGCGATCTGTGCGGCATGGCTGGCGAGGCGGGCGGCAAGGCCATCCGCACCGTTCAAGGTCGCGCGGATCATGCCAGTCGCATCCGCCGCCACGGCCGCCACAGTGCGGCGACCGCTGCGGGCGGAATGGCCTGGGCATCGCCGTTGTCGCGTTGGCGGTGCTGGTGCGCGGCCAGCCGCAGCACACCCTGCCGCAGCATGTCCGGCAGGCCGGACCAGTCCGCGGCGATCCCGGCGGTGAAACGGACCGCGATCCGCCCGGCGGCACCCTGTTGCAGCAAGCGGATGGTCGCCCCGCCCCCCGCATCCAGTTCGATCGCGTAATCCGGCGCCGCAATGGCGAACCGCGCGCCTTCGGCCGGGATGCCCTGCACCGACGTGATGGCTTGTATCGGCATGGTCTGCAAAGCCTGCCACCCGGCGGATGCGGGCAGCACTTCTTCGCATTGCGCGGCGAGCGGCATCTGGCCGGTAAACGCCTCGCACATTTCCAGCGCGGCGCGCAGTTGCGCGGTCAGCACCGCATCGTCACGCGGGGTGGTAATGGCGAGCCAGTCTTTCAGCTCTGCCAGGGCCGCACCCGCAAGGGGCGCGGGGGCGAGGATTGCCCGCTTCATGGCGGTCTCCCTAAGATTGCGGATGGGAATGGGGGTGCGCCCGCGCCGCCGGGCGGGAGAGGGAACCGCAACAGCGGCGCGGGCGCGGGGACCGGGGGTGCGTCATCCGCACACCCCGGGAGCCGGACCGATCGATCAGGCCTGGATTCGCAGCAGCTTGATGGCCGCACTGTCCAGCACCTGCCCGCCGATGCGCTTGGTGGCGTAGAAATGGACGAACGGCTTGTTGGTGAACGGATCGCGCAGGATCGTGGTCGCGCTGCGTTCCGCGATCAGATAACCGTTGCGGAAATTGCCGAATGCGATCGGGAAGGCATTGGCGGCAATATCGGGCATGTCTTCGGCTTCGACCACCGGATAGCCGAGCAGCCTGTCGGGCTGGCCTTCGAAGATGCCGGCCTGCCAAAGAAATGCCCCGTCCGGCGTCTTCAGCTTGCGAACCTGCGCCAGCGTGGCCGAATTCATCACCCAGCTTGCACCCTGCCGATGGCCTGCCCGCAGCGTGTGGACCAGATCGATCAGCTTGTTTTCGGGATTGGCGTCAAAGCCGGTAGCGTTGCCTGAACCGACGAACTGCAAGGTGCCAAACGTGCGCGCCGCGTCATTGGCCGCCGAAGTGGGCGATGACAGGAAGCCGAGCGGACGATTGATGCCCGATCCCTTGATGAAGGCATCGCCTTCCGCACGGGCAAATTCTGTGGCGATTTCGCCAGACAGCCAGCCTTCCAGATCGAAGCCCGCATCATCCAGCATCGCCTGGCTAGCCGCCGGGTTGGCATAGAGTTCGCCCGTCGGCGGGGCGATTTCCGCAAAGTGCGGCGCGGCGGTTTCCGGGCGAGCTGCGGTTTCGCTGACCCAGCCCGAAGCCGTGCCGCCGATGGTCATCAGCTTGCGATAGCCAGCGGTGCCTACCTGCACCACCTGCGCCAACTGGCGGATCGGGCTGATCTTCTTCAGTTCGCTGGCGATCATCGCATCGATTTCACGCGGGACGGCATAACCGCCATCCGCGGCGACATTGCCGGAGATGGATTTCACTTCGGCTTCGCGGCCACGGCGAAGATAGCCATCGACGAAGCCTTTCACTTCCACGCTGGCGGCAGCAGCGCCGTCCAGCGCCGGGCGGGCTGCCGCGCGGCCGACGCGGTCCAGCCGGGTCTTCACTTCGTCAACGTCGGAACGCAGGGTCGAAATGGCCTGATCGGCTTCGTCCTGGCGGGCGACCAGATCGAACGAATTGGCCAGCGCATCGGTTGCAGGTTCAACAGTCATAAGGGGGAATCACCTTTATTGGAGGTACAAAAAAACCGCCCCGGAGGCGGCTGGACGGATGGGTTGGGCTGAACGGGAGCCAGGGTACGATCAGCGCACCAGATGCACCCGGGCGCCGGTTTGCAGCGGATGTTCGACCAGGCTGATTTCCAGCAGCTCGATTTCTTCCAGCACCCGGCCAGCCGGGAGCAGGCGATAGCCGACTGCGCGATAGCCGAAGCTGAGGCCGCTGACGGCGCGGCGCAGCAACATGGCCACCGCACGGCTTGCGGGGTTGTCGATACCGGCAATCACGCGCAGGCCGCGGTCATCTTCGGCAACGGTTTCCACCGTGCCGATGCGCTGGTCAGGCCGGTGTTGCCAGAACAGCGGCAGCGGCGTGGTGCGACGGGCCAGCGTGCGGGCGAAGGCCCCCTTGCGAATGGTGTCGCGCGCGCCATCGGGGATGTCGAACAGCGCGGCATAGCCCGCGATCCGGAGCGCGGCGGTCAACGCAGCATGTCCGTCAGACCCAGGCGAAACGCGATGCCGATAAGCAGCAACGCCATGCAGCCGCGCAAGGCCCAGCCAGCCGCCGCCTTCCACGCGCTGGTTTTCGCCGCCCGCCATGCCGCAAGCAGATCGCGCAGTTCGTCGATATCGTCCTGTGCCTTCGGGTCAGACAGGCCGAGGCGGTTGAGGACACGCAAGGCGCCCACTTCGCTGGCTTCTTCCACGATGGCGCGCAATGTCACCAGATCGCCGCCGTCAGCTGTGGCTTGCGCCAGCAGGCGGGCCAGCATGTCTTCGCGGTTCATGCCACTTCTCCTTTTGCCGGCAGGCCAAGCATTCGGCGTTTTTCATCAGGGTCGAGAAAATCGGCGGCGGTGACTTGCGCCCACAGCCGTTCACGGTCTTCCGAGAGGGCGGGCACGCGGTCGAGATCGATCGCCAGCCGCAGGTCGGTGAACCACGGCGCCAGACCTTCCTGCAGGCCGGACAGGATCTTGTCCGCCAACGGTAGCAGCGTCAGCCGCCATAGCGCGCGGCTGGCTTCGCGGTAATTGGCATAGGTGTTGTCGCCCGGCAGGCCGAGCAGCATCGGCGGCACCCCGAAGGCCAGCGCCACGTCACGCGCAGCGGCGGCTTTCAGCGCGGCGAAGTCCATGTCCGCCGGGGACAGCGACAGGCTCTGCCATTTCAACCCCCCTTCCAGCAGCATGGGCCGACCGGCATTGCCGCTGCCGGAAAAGGCGCTGGCCAGTTCATCACGCAGCCGATCGAACTGGTCGGTCGTCAGCGTCGATCCTTCGCCGCCATCGTAAACCAGCGCGCCGCTTGGCCGGGCGGCGTTTTCCAGCAAGGCGCGGTTCCATGCGGCAGCGGCATTGTGGATCGCGACGGATTGGTCCGCAGCCGAAAGGCAGCCCGCCCCGTAATGGTCGTCCGCCGGATGAAAGGCCTTCAGATGGATCACGCAGGGCCAGCCATCTTCGTCGGTTGCCGGCAGGGTGATGGTCCTATCGCCGACCTTGTATTGCCAGGCAGCGGGCCAGCCATCGGCGCCGGGAACCACTGTCAGGCGCTCCGGCCGCAATGCGAACAGTTCCACCGGCGCACCGTCCCCGCCGCGCATCACCTGAATGAAGGCATTGCCGTGCAGGAGCAGGTTGGCGGTGAGGGTTTCGAGCAGCGACTGCCCAGCGCTGGTGGCGCTGACCAGTGCCAATGCGGCCGGATCGGTCGGCAGCAGCGGCGCGCTGCCCACCCCGTCAGCCACAATCCGCACCGCACGCTGCGCTACCGGGTTGTCCAGATAGGCCCGGTGCACCGCTGTGCGATAATCGAATGCCGCGCGTCCGCCACCCTCGATGGCGAACGACCAGGGTGAGGTAAAGCTGCGCGCCAAAGGCACACGGGTCCCGCCGCCACCCTTGAAGGCGGCGCGGAAGGCGTCGAGGAAGGCCATGTTGCGAATTCCTTGTCGGTGATCAGACATGCAGCACGCGGGGGGTGGCCCGCTTGCCCAGCATCAGTTCGGTCAGAGCCCAGACCAGCGCGTCGGCACGGTCGGGGCTGCGGCCCGGACCTTCGTAGGTGCCGCCTGCCAGCAGACCGCAGAGCTGGTCTTCCAGACGGGGAAACAGCCCCGCGTGGCGCACTCGCCCGGTTTCATACAGCGCGGCCACGGGTTCTGCCCGCGCGGCCTTGCCCCGGCTGGCGTGGACCAGCTGCACGGGCATCGCACAGTCGGCGGCGCGCAGCACGCTGCGGACCATGTCCCCGCCTTGGTTGGCTTCGGCCACGATCCTGTCGGCCCCCCACCGGTCTGCGGCCTGCGCGACGGCGGCGGCCCAGCGTTCGGGGCTGGCGCGCCCGATACTGGCATCTGCCAGCACGTGTGCCACCCCGTCACTGTCCAGCGCCGCCGCCACAATGCCGCATTCATCGCCGCGCGCCGAAGCCGGCGGATCGACGCCGATCACGACGCGCTGCCACGCGCTGTTGCCGGGTTCGGCACGGCACGTTTCCAGCATGGCGCGGGTCCACAAGGCGCCGTCCACTTCAGTCAGCATTTCGCCGTCCAGTTCCTGCCGGCCTAGCGCACTGCGGCCGAATTTGCGCCGCATCGCGGTGACGAAACGGGGCGGCAGGTTGGCAGCGTTGTCATAGGTGCGCCCTTGCGTCAGCGCGCAATTGCCGGTGGTCACTTCGGCCATCAGCCGTTGCATCAGCGGCACAGCGCGCGGCGTGGTGGTGGCCAGCACGCGCGGGTGTTCACCCAGCCGCAGGCCCAGCAGCAGGTTGTCCCAGCTGTTCACCGCGCGGCCTGCGGCCATGTCCCACTTGCCGATTTCATCGCACCACGCGTGGCTGTGCTGCGGGCCGCGCAGGCTTTCAGGCTCAGCGGCGGAATAGAGGCACGCCTGCGCGCCGTTGGGCCATGTCAGCCGGCGCAGCGACGGGGCAAATTCCGGGCGGAACTGCGGCGGGTAACAGGCCATGATGCCACTTTCGCCTTCCACCATCACCGCCCGCACTTCCGCCAGCGATCCTCCGACCAGCGCGATGCGCGCCTTTGGATCGTCACGCGCGACCTGACGAACCCATTCGGCACCAAGTCTGCTTTTGCCAAAGCCCCGCCCGGCGCAGACGAGCCATTGGCTCCAGTCCCCCGATGGCGGCAACTGTTCGGGCCGCGCCCAGATATCCCAATGCCAGCGGAAGGTCTGCCGTTCGGCCGGTGTCAGTGTGGCAAGGAAGGCGGCACGGTCATCGTGCACCATCACTCCGCATCGTCCGCGAAATCGCCGTTACCTGCGGCCAGGGTGCTGGTCATTTCCTTTTCCCGCGCCCGCATCTGGTCGATCTTGGCGTTGATCCCGGCGAGGATTTCGGCCTCGTCTTCCGGGCAATCGCGGGCCTTTTCACGGCTGACGGTCTGGCGATGGGCCAGCAGGATCTTCAGCCCGGTGGCGATGTCGAACTTGCGTTTCGATCCTTGCGCGTCGACTTCTTCCACCAGCCCAGTGCGCAGGCGATAGAGCAGTTCCAGTTCCAGATTGTCGTACCCTTCGCTCAGCGCGGCGAACCAGCGGCGGGCAAAATCCGGATCTTCGCGCCGGGTCTTGTAGACCCAGCTGAGACTGATGGCGGCGGCGCGGGCGGCGGCACTGACGTTGGATGTTTCTCCCAGAACGGCGATGAAGGTATCACGCCAGTTGCGTGGCGCGCCGAAACGCCGACGCGCCGGCAGCGCGCCTCGTCCGGCATCGGCACCGGCATCATGCAT